CCCTAGTTGCCCAAAACACTACTTTGTGTAGTTTTTCAATGTCCAGCGGCTCCTGCCTGCCGTCACGTTTGGTTACTAAGATTTGTGTCATTTTTGCCTCAATTTATTTTGTGTTCGAACATGGACGCTTCCATGCTTTGTGCTATGCGAAATTTTTGCGTGTTGATATTTAACATCTCGCCTGGTGCCCAATTAAGAATATATATTCCCTGGTTCACCTGGACTAAATTGTCACCTTCATCTGTTTGTAAAAGTTTTAAATCATTGATATCAGGGCGATTCATCAACAGTAAAGTATAACTGATTCCCACTGCTTTTGCAAGACTACAGTATATACCATCTGCCAAAAGATCCCATGGATCTGGCCAATCTTTCACAGTGTCCCAATGTAGATAGTGTAAAGAGATTGGAGCCATCTGCCACCAATCGTTTACATTTTGCAGTGCTTGCTCTAAGTTGTTTTCTGTATTGTCAAGTCGAAGGCTATACCAAGAGATCAACAGATCATCGTTGTTATTTGGCCACACACATCACCCCAAATGGTTAATTGAATATTTAAAATCTCCAGCACTTGTTGCTGTATAATTTACTGTAACCACATTACCAGTTTGATCTGCACTTAACACCAACCCACTGTTATTGTTTTCAATGTAGTCTTCATCATATGTAAGACTACCTGTGCTATCATTTGGATCCTCAGCGGCAACCACTCGTAAGGTACCATGACGAACTACTGCATTTGCGTTATCTTTGTATGTATATCTACAGCTAAATGCTTCTGTTACATTGATGTTGAGTGTAAACAATTCAGTTTCTGATACATTGACCTCAATGTCCGCTACCTTACCTGCATCACGTTCATAGGCACCATGTTTAATTCTCTCACCTTTGTCAACAGCAAATGCCAGTTTGTCGTTGACGTCAATTCTAGGTAAAACCGAATCCTGTGATTCAGGACGTTCAAACATATCACCGATGCTGCAATTATTGTCTTCGCGGATATCAATAATAGCACTTACTGGAGTTTGATCTCCGCCATAAAAGTTTGTACCTACGTCAAGGAAAATGTTGTATCCACTTACACACTCTGATGTAGAAAAAATAATCCCATGAAACGCAATTTCGTCGAAGATATTTTGTGTAAGTTTAAAGCCAATTGGCCCACCAGCAACTGGTGTACCTACACCAATTTGCACTCCACGGTACAAAGTTTCAAACTTGCTGTTTACAACTTGTATACCCTGAAGTTGCTCGTCAGCATCAAAGCCCCAAGTCATGTTACTGAATCTACATGCATCGAACGTAATATGTTTTGTAATTTGACTCGCAGTGCTAGCAAAACGTACACAGGCTATGTCATCAGCTGCTGTGCCAAGATCTGTTCTCGCAAGAGGGCCTTTAAAATTAACATTATCAAAACTTACTTGGCTGGCATTCTCTACAAGGAAGCCATCAGTTGTTTCTCCTGTCTCAAAAGTCATACCTGAAATAACAATACGTTGTGGAATTGTTGCACCATTGTCACCAATATTTGCACCAGTTTGTTGCAAACTGTCAGCAGTCCTGGCAACATATGACCCAACACTACTATCAGCAGTGGCTTCTAATTTGACAATACTACTGTCAGGACCTTCACCGTAGAGTTTGGCGTAAGTAGGAATTTTTATAGCGTCAGTGACGCGATATGTGCCTGCTGGAAAGAATAAACTTCTACGTGTTTCTGGATTTGCTTCACGGCAAAAAAGTTGATACATAGCTCTGTTGATTGCTGCTGTATCATCAGTACTGCCATCGCCAACTGCTCCAAAATCTTTAATGCTTGCCATGTCATCAAATTTGGCTTGCATACTACGGTTGACATCATCTCCCGCAGTTGGACCAGTTTGGACAATGTAACCGCCAGCTTCACCTTTGTAGGTATATGCTTCTGCGATATTCAAAATGTCACTGTACTGTGTTAAAATTTCAGTGTTGCCGACCGCAGGTGCACCTTCTTGAATTGTGCCGTTACCGATATAAAGTTTTCTTTGATCAATCACCCATCCAAATTCAGCTCCAGCCAGTTGTGGAATGTTTTCGCTAAGGCCTTTACGATGGGTAATTCGTGATACTTGTACTATTGCCATTTATTCTCTCCGATACGGTATTTATTCATATTCGCCTTGTATCGCAAGAGTTACACGCAACACATTTGGTACAAGTGGTGGTGTTCCTTGATGCACTATTCTACTATCATATTCTACAAGCAATCCTGGCGAAGGAGTTACACGTTCTCTTTCAGTCATTTCTCTATTGTTGTAAAACACTGTATCTCCTTGCCAATCAGGGTTCCAGTCAAGATTAAGGTAACCAAGAAATGTACTGCGATTATCCAAATCTCTTGCAAAATCACTGTGAGGATGGCCTTGTTGTTCTTGAGTTTGTCCGTTGATAATATAACGGTAAGCAATAAAATTAGCACCAGCATGTTCACAAACTTTATCATAAAGTTGTTTCCAAATTGGTGCAGTGCAGTTGTTCCACTGCTCTGTGTTATTGCCAACAAACTGATTTTGTCCAAGGAACATGTACCACCAAAACCATTTGCCGCCGCTCATACGTCGGTATTGCCATCTTGGATTGGTATTGAATTCGTGCCAGACTGCTTGTAGTTCTTGTTCGCTAAAAAAGTTGGGTATAATATTCCTCAACCCGTTTCCACCATTGGCTACGCCAGTGATCAAATTCATCTCCTTCAATAATAAATTCTTGATACTGTGGTTCGCCTGTAATAAGTCCCGATTCGTCCATGTCAGGCTTGACACACATCAGCACTACACCTTTGCGAATATCAGTACCATACACTTCATTATGTGCTTCTGCATAGGCACATAATTGTAGTTTATAATCTTCAATCCACTCTTCTTTCTTGGGTTTGTTGCTTTGCTTAAAGTCTAGTATGCTTTGCTCACCTTTGTGTACACCTACACAGTCAGTAGTGCCTGCATACACTTCAGGAAAGTACAGTGGTACCTCAACACCCCAGTACTCATCTACATTACACAAGCCTTCACGAATAACGGTTTCCGCCATCATGTGGCTTGCCCAACTAAATGGGTTACTGCCACGTGGCTTAATCTCTCCATCTAGCACATAGTGTTCAAGGTATGTGTGCATTCGTGTGCCGCGGTTAGCAGCTTCAGTGGTTATCTGTTGCGCACGTTGATGTCCAACACGACGTTTCCAGTTTTCCAGTGCAATCTTTTTCTCCTCAGGTTTGGTCTTGTCCAAGATTGTTGTAACACTGGGCACTGGACTCCCATCTGGTGTATTGTAATGACGTTTGCCGTTGATATTTGTACGACTTAGAGATTGGTAATTAAATTTTTGTATCATAGACTATAGTTTAGCAGATTTACTTAAATCGTGCAACCTTCCTTGTATGTGGTGCACTGGATAGTTTTGGGTTATAAGATTATAGTTATGGTCTAGAATATCTTGCATGCTGTCATACATTTCTTGTAGCTCGGCGTTATTTTTGCAAGCAAGCATTGATATTATATTTTCAATGTTATTGAATTTTTGCTCTAACCAACTCCAAGGAAGGGCATCGGGGCTAGGTGAGATATCATCATAGGTTTCGTTCCAATAGTTGTCAAAAGTTTTAAAACCAAGTGCTTTTAAATGATTTATAAAACCGGGTGCGCCTACAACTATAAACGGAGTTTTATAAAGTATGGGTCGCCAGATCTTTTCAGTAGGGAAAAATCCTTGTGTAAAGTTTGTTTCGCAAACTATTTCACAAAAAAATCTCTGATACAAAGGAATATTAATAGGATTCCTTATTGAGCTTGAGAAGTCAACGGTCTCATTGTTTGGTCCTGATATTGGCAATATTTTAATTAAATCATACAAAGCAGGATTTGATGCAATGGTCTCTGCTTCTTGCTGATGCATTGCAGAACCAATTTGAAAATTTTTACAATTTGCAGTCAGTATTGATTTATCTCTATACATCGAGTATAAATGACTTAAAAAATGCAATCGTGGAACATCAGGACGTCCGACAAACAAACCAAAGGTTTTGTCTATTTGTTTTGGTTGCAGGTATTCTGGTTTCCACCAGCTTAATGCGTTACCAATAAAACCTGGAGTTTTATAGTCAAGTGTAACATACGGTGGGTGTTTCTGAAAAATGTTACTTGTTTCAATTGTAACCTGTAAGTCTGGATGCAAATATTGTCGGACAAAGTCTAAAAATTTATAAAAACCTATGTATTCCAAGTCCCAACCTTCTGGATCTATCGAAACTGTCAAATGATTATCTGTAATATGATCAACAACATGTTTATATAAATCAATAGGGTTGTTATATAGACTATTTTGTAACACACCGGAAAGATTAACAGCCACGGTTTTTTATATTTCGTTTGCTCTATTTGCCATCTTGGCTACTGTGTCTTGTGCTTGTTTAACTGTCATTTTATCAGTGACTTTTCCCGATGCTCCTGCACCAGAAAATACAACACTATCGTCTGTAACATTTACTATGATATCATTGAGAGGGGGTTTTGTAACCAAATCACGTAGTTCATTATCATTAACGTTAAGACCCATACTACGAGCTACATTTAAGAAACTGGTTATACTGATTGTTTTCTTAGAACCAGTGTCGTCTGCACGACCAAGGAGGTATTCGCTGAGTGCATACAGCTTTTGTGCTTCAACATCAGCGAATTCCCAAAGGCGCATTATCTACGTGCTCTACCAAGCTCTGCTTCTAGATCTGATCTTGGTTCTTCTGCTGGTGCAGCATCTGCGTCAACATCCACTTCGCCATCGTCGACATCAACCTCCATATCCATCTCGCCTTCACCTGGAACTTCCATTTGCTGTCCTGTCAAAATGCCTTGGGCAGATTCGAGTTGTCCCTTTGCATTTTGTAGAGCTTCGACTAGTCCTTCAAGACTTGTGGTTGCTTGCTCACGATAACTTTGTGCTTCACTTGTGCCTACTTCGTTGCGAATACTTTCAACAAGAGCAGGAAGATCTTTGTATTCCATTTCAGTAATGTCTTCGATCATACCTTGCACACGATCAACCATGTCTTGTGCTGCTAGTACAACCTGTGCTTGTTGTACTTCGCTTTCCATAACCTTGTTGCCTTTGTACTTTTTCTTTTTGGCTTCTTTAGGTGCCATTGCAATAGCTGTAACAACTTTCTGCTCGTCTGGATTTAGGGTTGTTCCTTTCTGAGCTTTTTGCATAATTGCTTTGGTTTTAGGATCTTTCATCATTGTGTCAACAAGACCTTCGTCAATGCGTGACTCAAGTGCTTGCTCCATAAACAGTGCTTTAAGATATGCTGGATTACGTTCACTGCTATGAAGATCTTTGCTGTTACGATGTTCAGCAATTACCGATCTTACTTTTTGTAACATTTTAAGTGCCTGTGATTGATTAATAGCACTCAAATCAATTTTCTTTTCAAAGTAGCTTTCAAATACTTTTTGTGATTTTTGTAGACTACTTGATTCCAAGTCTAGAAGTTTCATTCTCGAATCCCTTTTGTTGCCAGTATTTAGCCAAATTAACACATTTATCTAATTGTTTCTTAATTCGTACTGCTTGACTACGACTGTTATACAGTCTATCAAATAGTATACCCTTCTGAAAACTGTCCGTTGATCCTTTAATGCAATTAACAAAATGAACAATTTCCATTTGTTTGTAGCCAAGTTGTTTATCACACTCTACTATGCGATTTTTGTATTCTACTAATTTGTATTTGTCAAAGATACACCAACTTAGTGCATTTCTTGTGTTGTTTAGCACAACCTGTTCTACACGATTTTTATACACAGTGCATTCCTCAGGGTGCTTTACAATGGTGTATTCGCCAAATACACTGATACTGTTACCAGCATCAATGATAGCATTAGGATTGTCAATGAGATGTTTTTGTGCTAGCCTTGCAAGTGCGTCTGCGGCTTTCTTTTTGTTTTTTATAGAACGTAGTTTGCGAGAAGCCATCCTATTACTCCTACCAGTGTGAGTATTATTCCGCCGCCCCATTGCATAACTTGATCATTGCGTCTTGTGGTTAATTTGTGTACGCAGTTATGCACTTCGTCTACTACTTCTTCAATTTTGGTGATCTTTTCGTCCAGCGTTTCAAGTTTTGCTTCCATAAACTTGTAACGTTCGGCACACAGCTCAACGTGGCTTTCGAGGCTCTTCTTTTCTATTGCTGTGGTTTCAACCATGTTATTCCTTCCAATGATGTATTTATTTTACACAACGCCGAAGGATATGTTAGCACTTATACCCTCAGTGATGAGATATGGGTGAAAGAATCCGTCTTTGTAGGTTTCGCCAAGCCCAACAATCATAGGCACGCCTTCGCAGTCGCTTTTGAGTATGCCCACTGGATCGTTGTCCTTCCAAAATATGGCTTCTTGCTCTGTTTCGAACTGAAAACACCATACCTTTTGATCCTCAATGTAAAATGTTGTAACAGGTGTAATGTTCATTGGTTGGCAACGTAAACTAATACACTGCAGGATGGTTTCAAAGTTGCGTTGTTGGTTGCGTTGATAGTTCCAATCTGCGTCGCTTAGTTCACTGTTACGTCGATAACTTTTTACACCAGTTGGTGTTATATCAAATTGTGTTATTACTTCTACACCACTGCTCATAAGATGTCTCTGTTTTGCATCAAACAAACGACGGTAAACTGTTTTGCCGCCGTCTGGTGATTCATATATGTATTTAGGCGTCGGCAACCTTGAGTTTCCATGCTACTGTTACACGAAGTTCTGTGCAATGACGGCTTGGTTCCATACCAGCATGCAGTATCGTGCTATCAAACATCACTGCTGTGTTCGGCGTTGGGTATTGTTGACGTATTTCTAATCCGTCTTTGTCAAACCACACAGTATTTCCGCCCCAAACTGGATTCCAGTTTTTATTTGCATAATATAAGATAGTGTAGTATTTGCCTTCTGGTGCATCAACTACATCCTGATGTAAACTTCCACAGAGTCCAGTGGTTTGTCCATTAGCGTACACCCTGCTGAGTTCAAATTTTTTGCCTGCGT